CAATCGGCTGCACAGAAGGACAGGTATCACGCATCCGCATGACCGAGGCGTTCACGACGCTCGTCGAGGCGATGACGAACAACATCGTCGAGACACAGCAGGATGACGTGCGCACGCTGATCACTGGTCAGGCACGCAATGCGGTGCACACCCTCGTCAGTGCGATGTCTAGCGAGAACGAGCAGGTCGCCGTTGTCGCTGCCAAGGACATCCTTGACCGTGCGGGTCATCGCCCTGCCGATGTCGTTGAGCACCGTCATCGTGTCGAGGGTGGTCTGACGATTGAATACGTCAAGAAGGGCGGCGATGATGGCATGCCCGTCATTGACCTCAATGCAGAGGACGTGAGCGATGAGTGAAGCAGCACGCAGACAAGCAGCACGCGATGCCGTCGCACAGCGTCTGGCAGCGGGCAAGCAGGGTGTCGCTGATCAGCGTCAGGCACTCGCGTCACGTGTCACGGACATCCGCGCGCAGAACGACGCAGCACGGCAGACCGCAGTCAATACGCTCATGCAGCAGATGAAGCAGCGTGGAGAGCAGGCCAAGCTGGCGTTGCAGAACGCGCCGACACCGCCAAGTGTCACACCCAACGCAGCGCCGTTGAAGCAGATCACCGGCGTGTCGCTGACGCCTGAGTTGTCTGGCAGCAACGCAGCGCAGTCGGCGTTCTACGTGTCACCCGAGAGCACGCAAGCGCAGTTTGCGGTTGGTGCATCTGTGGGCGGTGGCAACATCGGACAGCGACAGAAGAAGACGACGAAGGATGTCGTGTCGCAGCCTGACAACTTTAACAGCAGCCGCAAAGGAGACTTCTGATGCCGATCACTCTGAACAAGTCTCGTCCTGCTGATGCATACATTGTGTGTGCAATGGGCGAGTTTACGCAACCTACTCCGCGCTTGATGGCGCAGGGGTTTGATGCTAAGCAATCGCGTGTTGAGACGCACATCCCAAACCTGTCAGTTGCTGTCGCGCCTGTAAACAATACGGCAGACAATCCTGCGTCAACGCATCCGTATGTGCAGTTCGCTGACTTCTTTCTGCCTTCTGTGCCCAAGACTGCAAGGCTGTGATGGCATTTGACAGCGAAGCGCATGGCAGGCCGCAGTGAGCAAGGTCTACCGCATACACGAGGGATCGCTGCAAGAGCAGTTCGATGCACTGCGCTCAAAGGTGCAGTTCTACGGCGGCGGCTTTGCGAACGGCAAGACATCCGCGTCTGTCGTGCTCAAGGCGCTCAAATGGGCGCGCGATTATCCCGGCAGCAACGGTCTGATTGCACGCAGCACGTATCCGAAGCTAAACGACACGATCCGCAAGGAGTTCTTGAAGTGGTGTCCGAAGCACTGGATCAAGTCGTTCCCACTCAGCGCCAATGCGAGCAACACGTGCACGCTGTCGAACGGCAGCACGATCAACTTCCGCTACGTCGCGCAGCAGAGCACGTCTGTTGACGGACAAGGCACGTCAAACCTGCTGTCTGCGACATATGACTGGATCATCGTCGATCAGATCGAAGACCCGGAGATTGTCGAGAAGGACTTCGACGACTTGCTCGGTCGTCTGCGTGGCATGACGCCATACATCGGTGACGATCCAACGATGCCACGCACGGGACCGCGCTACTTCGTCATCACGTCGAACCCAACGCGGAATTGGGTCTACAAGAAGATCATCCAGCCGTATCACATCTACCGTGAGACAGGTGTCATCAGCCCGCAACTGCTGTGCGAGCGCGACGCGAACGACCGTCCGGTGCTCGACGATGCAGGCAAGCCGCATCTGCTGCTTGGCGTTGTCGAGGGCAGCACGTATGAGAACGCAGAGAACCTGGAGCCTGACTTCATCAAGACGCTCGAAAGCACGTATCGCGGTAGCATGAAGCAACGCTTCTTGATGGGCGGGTGGGGCAGCTACGAGGGCCTGATCTATCCGCAGTTCGACCCGACAGTGCACATCCTGCCGTATGACGCGATCATGGACTACCTCGGCGACCTGCAACAGAAGTTCTACGAGTTGCAGTATGTCGAGGGCTACGACTTCGGCATCGCGGTGCCGTCATGCTACTTGATCGGCATCAGTGATGCATGGGGCAACACGTTCCTGATCGACGGCTTCTATGAGAAGGGCGAGATCATGCCCGTCGAGGATCAGCGCGACGAAATCAAGCGTCTGCGCGACGTGTATGGCGTGCGAGGCAATCAGCCTGTCATGGCCGACCCGGCAATCTTCCGTCGCACCAGTGCCACACGCCGCACGGTGGGCATATCGACCGCTGACGTGTTCCATGACAATGGCATGGGCGTGCGCATGGTGCGCGGCAACAACGACATCCTGAATGGCATCATCAAGGTGAGCACGTATCTCAGCCCGTCGAAGATGCACCAGCATCCGCTGACAGGTGAGCACGGTGCACCGCATCTCTACATCGCTGACACGCTGACATATGTCATCGACGAGTTCGGCACCTACCTTTGGGCCAGCAATTCCCGAGGTGAACGGGAGGATAAGCCTCGCGATAGAGATGATCATGCTATGGACGCGATCAAATACATGCTAAGTCGCCGTCCAGAGATTGCCAAACTCCCACGATATGCTATACCAAAGCCCCCGGCCTATCTCAAGTGGCATACTCGTGACATTGTCACGGCATCACCGCGAGCACATCGCTACGGATAAGGAGCACCGCAATGGCCGACATTGACGAACAGATCGACGACGAGATCGCGCGCGGTGACTTGGAAGTTGTGCCGCAGAAGAAGCAAGAGAAGGTGAAGCCGGTCTATCAGATCGTCAGCACTGACAGCAAGATCCCTGTCGCGAAGGCGCACGGCAAGCTGTGGCAGTCGCGCAAGAAGCAGGCGCTGTCGAAGCGCACGTCGCGTGACCTCGGTCGCGCGTGGGACGAGGCGCTGTCCTACTACCGCAACGATCAGGTCAAGCATCGCGTCGAGACGGACGGCGATAGCGCGGGCAATGAGGAAGCTGCACGGCGCATGACGCGGCGGTTCAGCGAGACCGAGAACATCGTCTTCGCGAACACGTCTGCGCTTGTGCCGATGCTGTATGCCAAGAACCCGCGCGCCGAGTTCACTGCGAACGACAAAGACGACAACGAGTTGGCGACGGTGCTTGAGAAGCTGATCGCGCGGCTGATGTCGAAGAAGGCTGCACCCGGCATCAACCTCAAGCAGAAGGTGCGCAAGTCGGTCGTCATGTGCACGCTGACGAACGCTGCTTACATGGAGATCGGCTACACGTTCCGTGAGCAGTCGAGCGATCAGGCGCTTGCCGACCTCGCGAAGATGTCGGACGAGTTGATCAAGGCCAAGACGCCGCAGGATGTGCGTGCTATCGAGGGCCGCATCGAGGCGTTGGAGCAGACGGTTGACTTGCTGCGTCCAGCGGGACCGTGGGCCAAGTTCCGCCGTCCGCATGACATACTGATCGACCCCGACAGTCTCGAAGATGACCACAGTGACGCGCGGTGGGTGATGATCCGCGACTACATCAGCACCTCGTATCTCAATGCACGCTTCCGTCAGCAGAAGGGCGACCAGACGATGTCGCTCTATAAGCCAACGCACGTTGTGCAGGCCGGTGAGAGCGGTGAGAACAGCGCCGAGCATGAGATCAACAACTACTCGCTGTTCGATGACAGCGAGAAGGCGGGCGCAGCGTCATTCGGCTACGGCGACGAGCAGTCGTATCAACGTGCACAGCGCACGATGTGCTGGTGGGTGTGGGACAAGACGACGCGGCGTGTCATGCTCTACGCAGACAACGATTGGGATTGGCCGGTGTGGGTGTGGGATGATCCCTACCACCTGCAAGGCTTCTTCCCGCTCTACAAGTTGCAGTTCTACACCGACCCCGAGGAACCGATGTCGAAGGGCGAGGTGACGTATTACCTCGACCAGCAAGACGCGGTCAACCAGATCAACAGCGAGTTCAAGCAGGCGCGTCAGTGGGCGCGGCGCAACCTGTTCTTCGACAAGAACAAGGTGTCGAAGGATGAAGTCGAACGCATGCTGAAAGGCGACGAGGATGTCGCTGTCGGCGTTGATGTGCCAGAGGGCATGAACCTCAAGGACTTCGTGCAGGCAATCGTGCCGCCGAGCATGCAGTTCGTGCAGTTGTTCGACAAGCAGCCGATCCTTGAGGCCATCGACCGCGTCAGCAGCGTGCAGCCTGTCATGCGTGGCGTCGAGTTCAAGACGAACACGACCAATCAGGCGATCAACACCTACAACAGCATCCAGCAGACGCGCACGGACGAGAAGATCGACGCGGTCGAGGACTACATCGGCCAGATCGCATGGGGCGTTGCGCAGTTGTGCATGCAGTTCATGCCAGCCGCGCAAGTCGCTACGCTGATCGGTCAAGGCGACGCATCGTCGTGGAAGCAGATGTCGCCCGACGAGATCGAAGCGACGGTGCAGATGACCGTGGTCGGTGGCAGCACGCAGAAGCAGACCAGCGAGAGCAAGAAGCAGCAGGCGTTGCAGATGGGCCAGGTGCTCGGGCAGTTCGTGAACGCCGCGCCGCAGCCGGTCATCATGGTGCTGCTCGAAACGATGCGCGGTGCGTTCAATGACGTGATCCCTGACGAACAGTGGAAGGCGATCATCTCGCAGATGGCACAGCAACCGCAAAGTGCTGCGCCGCCCGCAGAAGGTGGTGCACCGGCAGAAGGTGGTGCGCCGTCACAGCCGCAAGGCGATCCCATTGCTGCCATTGAGGCAGTCGTGGATGCACTACCGCCCGAAGCCAAGCAGGCGTTGGGCATGGCAATGGCGCGTGGGGTGCCTGTGCGTGAAGCGTTGACACGCATCGCGCAGGTAGCGCAACAACAACCGCAACAACAGACGGCATAAGGAGAGGACCAACATGCCCGGTGAAGAGGACGACATCGACTTCGGCGATCCGCTGCTGAATGATCCTGACTACGAGAGCAAGGTCGGTAACGAAGGAGCGCCCGATGGCACGACTACGACAGCGCCCGCTGATGGTGGTGCGCAAGATGACGCTGCCAAGCAGGCCGATCAGCTCGCAGGCGGTGACACTGTCACGAGCGGTGCAGGAGACAAAGCTGCACCCGGACAACAACAGCAGCAGCCCCAAGCAGCGCCGAAAGCTGATGCTGCCGACAAGCCTCGCACGGACGACAAAGGCAACCTGATCGACAAGGATGGCAACATCATTGCCGCTGCGGGTGCCGAGCGTCGTCACTTCGAGCGCGCACAGCAGCAGCAGAAATACATCGACCGCCTTGAGCGCGAGTTGGTTGACGCGCGCAAGCAGGACACCTACGCACGTGCGCTGAACGAGGTGCCGCAGAAGCTTGGCCTGTCGCTGTCCGAAGCTGAGATCGGCCTGCAAGCCATCGCGTCGTTCAAGAAAGACCCGGTCGCGACCGCAAGATGGATGTTGCAAGAGACCATGCGTCAGGGCTATAATCTGCAACAGATCGTCGGTGCAGATGCTAAAGGGCAGGCCATTGGTGGGTCTTTGGACCTTCAGGCCGTCCGCAGCATGATCGCTGAGGCAATGCAACCGTTGGTCGGCGACCGCCAAGCGCAGCAACGGCAGAGTGAAGCCGAGCAGAGCGCGCAGCGTGAATACGACGAGTTCGTCGCCAAGCATGAGCATGCGACTGTGCACGAGGATGTGCTCGCGAACATGCTGCAAGGCGATCCGAAGCTGACCCCGCAAGTCGCCTACTGGCAACTGCGTGAGTATGCCGCGAAGAACGGCTTGGACTTCGCTCAACCCCTACGCGCACAGGTGCTGGTGCGACAGCAGGGCGGCACAGGCACCAACGGTCACGCGCAACCACGCCCCAATGCGCCGCAGCAACAGCCCATGCCGAACGGGAGCGCGCCGACGCAGGCCATGCAACAAGGGCCGAACATGGCGAACCCTGACGATGCGTGGGACAACATTGTCCGGCAGTCCATGCGTGAGGCAGGACTGCTCAACTAGATGGAGTGAACGATGCCAGGATATGGCACCCCTCCGTATCATCCCGGTGGTAGCACACCGCTTGATACGGTGCTGCACTCCACGATGACGAAGTCGCGCAAGAAGCTGATCATGGCTTCTGTGAAATCGAACGCGCTGCAAGCGTGGGCGTTCGCGACGGGGCGCGTGGAGTATGAGGACGGTGGTCACGAGATCACCAACCCGCTGACCGTTGGCCGCAACCCGAACGTTGCGTCCTACGAATACTACGACCAACTGCCGATGGCGCAGACGAGCGAGTTCGAGACGGTGCGCTACAACTGGTCGCGTGTCGCAGGCTCTGTCGTCATCAGCGATCAGGAGCAGGACGAGAACCAAGGTGGTGCGCAGATCTTCAAGCTGCTGCGCGCGAAGATGGAAGTGCTCGAAGAGAGCATCAAGGAGAAGTTCAGCGGCTACCTCTACGGTGCCGGCGCAGGAACCGACCCGCTCGGCCTGTCGAACCTCATCCCTGACGACCCGACGACCGGCGTGCTCGGCGACCTCGACCGCGCGAATGAGGTGCAGTGGCGCACGTCATCCTACCTGTTCGCGGGTGCGCTGAACCAGACCAACATCGAAGAAGCGTTCGACGACATCATGATGGACCTGACGGTCAAGGGCGAGAAGCCCGACATCATCCTGTGCGGGCGCAACATCATGCGTCTGTATCGCGCCGCTGTGCGTGACAAAGTCATCTTCGCACTGTCGGAGACGAAGAACGGGACGCGCATGGCCGACCTCGGGTTCGGCGGTGTCACGTTCCAGAACGTGCCGATGGTCTACGACGAAGACTGCCCGGTCAACAAGTGCTACTTCATCAACAGCAAGTTCCTGCGGCTGCACATCCTGCGCCACGTGAACATGAAGGTGAAGCAGCTTGTCGCGCCGTGGGACACCGACGCTGTCGGGCGCCGCGTGGTGTGGCAGGGGCAGTGGTGCATGTGGCGCGCGTTCAGAACGCACGCTGTCGTCTCCAACGCCTGACCTACGAGCGGGCTGTGACACATGTCATGGCCCGCTTGCACTGAGACTACCAACCGCAACGCATGTAACATGAGAGGATACAACATGCTGAACGACGACGAACTGAACGGTGGCAGCGACGAACTCGAAGACGACAGCTTCTTCGACGATGACGACGACGATGGTGATGACGGCGACGACGATGACGATGACGACGCCGATGACACCGATGATGTCGAGGGAACCCCGGCATGATCCAGCAGGCTGTAAAGCCGCGCTATGAAGTTCACGACCGTCGTCATGAGACGACGGTCGAGACGCACATCATGCGCGAAGACGGACGCAACGTCGAGAAGAAGGTCGAGGTGCCGTATGGCTTCGACGTGTTCTTCCCTGCGGGACACAGCATCCGTGTGCGGAATGAAGAAGAGTTGCATCGCCTTGGCTTCGATCAGCCTGCCGAACTCATCGACGAGGACGGCGAGGTTGTCGGCCAGGTGCAGATGTCGCTCAAGAAGCATGTTCAGCGCCGCGCAGGAGCGTCCACACGCCGCGCTGACACCGGGAGCGTGGACGCTCGTCAAGGAGGCTGACATGCAGCTTGCGACACAACAGATCGGAGCGCCGTTTGCGCGGCCTCTGAACGTCAAGGACATGGGCTATGCCTATGAAGTGGACAGCGGCAGCGGCCTGTGTGAGCCGACGCTGTGGCTGGTGGACATCGACGGCACGCCTGCGTTCCAGCAGAAGCTGATGGGCGATGTCAACGTGTGCCCTGTCTCGACGGGTGCATGCGTGGTGTCAGCAGCAGGTGGCGAGATCATCGGCTACGACATGTATGGGCAGTTCGTCAAGGAGACGGTTGCTGCGGCAGGCACGACGAAGATCGCCTTCGCGGGCATCGTCACCGGGCCGGATGACGTGATGTGGACGAACAAGTTCGGCCTGCCCTACAAATACAAGGGCGCGCATCCCGTGCCGAACGCCGCGAACACGATCACTGCGTCGGCAGCGGACGGCGACGCGCGCGGCACGTTCGTGACCACGGCTGACATCAGCAAGGGCGCGCACGTGTCCGTGCCGTATGTCGCGGACCTGACCGCGTTGTTCGGTGCGCCCTACGCTGACCGCTTCAAGTCGGGGACACGTGTCGCACCCGTGACGATGGCTGGCACGATCAATGTGTCAGGTGTCATCGCGATCACCAAGACGCTGATTGCGGACGGCTCGCGCAATCAGTTCTACACGCTGCCGGATGGACAGCAGATCACCACGCCCAACGCTGCGGGCACGGTCAATGCGACCCTCTCGAAGCTGTGGATGTCGAAGTATGCGCGCACGATTACGAACGTCGATACGCTCGTGCGCGGTGGCACCGAGAACGGCACGTCGATCCTCGTCAACCTGACGGGCATCATTGCGACGCCGACCAGCGGATCGGCACCTGCTCCGGTGATCCCTGCTCTACCCACATCGTTCACGACGCACGCACAGGCCGACGCATGGCTCGACGAGTTCGCGCTCGGTGTCGGTGTCGGTGAGCCACTCGATTGGGCAACGCTGACGCTGGCGCAGAAGTATGCGTCCGCACAGGCGCTGATCGACGCGCTCGACTGATACGTTCGCTCCCCCAGGCGACGTAACGCGGCGGCGGTGTTATCCTCTCTAGCATCGCCGTCGCACCTACAGAGAGGCATGACATATGTCACAGACATTGAGCCAGCTTGTGCAACGCACCGTCACCCGTCTGTCGATGGTTGGCGGTGTATCCGTGCAGGTATACGCCGAAGACCGGATCGCAGAGATGATCTGGCACAAGTTCGTCATGGTGCGCGACGAGTTGTGGTGGGATGACTTCATGGACTACATCACGCTGACGCAGGACACCGATGGTCGTCCTGTCGAGAACGTGGTGCGTGACCTGCCCGTGCCGCCGATTGGCAACGAGGTTGTCATCAACACCTTCACCGACATTCAGTATGGCTGGCATCCACAGCGCCGCGATCCGTTGCGCTACTGGCCGCGCCGCGCGAACCCTGCGCCATTGTTTGTCGCTGGCGGCTCTGACACGCTCTACATGCTGCCCGATCAGCAGAAGGTCGTGCGCTTTGCACCGTTCCGACCGGGTATGGTGATGACGCTGCGTGTCAAGCGCCACTACGCATACTTCAAGCCGAACGATGTCGTGCCGATGGACGAGCAGTTGCTGATCCTCGGCGCGTGCTACGACTACCTTGAGGATGACGGCACGAACGCGGGACAGACCGAGAAGTTCCGCAACCTGTTCAATGACCGTCTGCGTCAGTTGAAGGGCGACGAGAACGAGAAGGAGATACCGCTGCATCCTGTCATGGCACCGCCAAGCAGCGGATATCAGGTGATCTGATGCACGCAAAGCCATCACTTGCGCCTGTCCGCAACCGCTCTTCGGTGTTGCAAGACGCTACCGTGCGCGAGTTCGGCGGTGGCTGGAACGTTGTTGACAACGACCTGAACCTAAGCACGCGCTTTGCGACGCTGCTCGACAACATGTCGCGCGAGGAAGATGGTTCGATGGGCATCCGGTGGGGCACAGAGTTGCTCGCCGACATCTGCACGCAGATCAACGCGCCCGCGGATGTGCACATCATCAACACGATCTACTTCCAAGACGCCATCGTCACTGTGCTGTCGGATGGACGCCTGACGCGCACGCTCGGTGACGGCACGACCACGGTGATCTGGGACACGGCTATTGCCGGTGGCCTGCTCGGTGCACCGGCTGCGTGGGGGCCGACAGACTTCGCGTCGTTCGCTATCTTCAACGGCAGACTGATCGTGTGCAACGGCACCGACAAGCCGCTGATCACGGACTTTACCAACGCCAAGCCGGTGCAGTATCTTGCTGACGAGGCGACGGGCAGCAACGTCAACGTGCCGATCTGCCGCTACGTGGTGGCGATGAACACGTATCTGGTGATGGCCGGCGACGCGTTGTATCCCGACCGCGTGCACATCAGCAACCAGAACACGTCAGGCACGTGGTTCGGTGACGCTGCGCCGAACGATGGCACGTTCGTTGACCTCGGCAAAGTCGGTGTGCAAGGTGAGCAGATCGTGACAGGTGTCAACCGTTACCGCGATCAGCTTGTCGTGTCGTTTTTCTCTGCGTCGGTGCTTGGCAAGCTTGGCATCTACACAGAGTTGGCAGGCACGCCCGTGCACAAGCCCAACTTCGATGACGTGATCGAGGGCTTTGGCTGTCACGCGCATCGCTCGATGGTGAACCTTGGCAACGACCTGTTCATGCTCGACAACCAAGGCATCACGTCGATTGCGCGCTCGCTCTACAGCGGTGCGACAGAGCCGAAGCGTGTCAGTGAACTGATCGACCCCGAGATCAACGCGAACGTCAACCGGCTGCTTGAGGTGGACACGCTGCTCGGTGCGCACGCGGTCTACAACAACAACGACAAGCAGTATATGTGCTTCTTGCCGAACCACAGCGAGTTTCAGCGCAAGATGATCACCGACCCGTTCGAGGTGCTACGTGATCGCAACAACGCGCTTCGTGCACGTATCCCGTCGCATGGGCTGCTGGTCGGTGACACGTTCACGATCAGTGGCGCGACAAGCTGGAACGATGTGAACGCTGCGACGATGCTCAACGGCATCGACCATGTCGTGACACGTGTCATCAATGATGGCATCATCGAGTTCGAGCCGCCCGGCATGGTGACGGACGAGAACAAGACGCTCATCGGCGGCGGCAATGCAGCGCAGTGGATGCCGCGCTGGACCGAGACGCTCGGTTACATCTACACGTTCGTCAACGAGTTGAAGATCAGAGCGTGGGCGCGCTACCGTGGATGGCGTTGGCGCTCTAGCTGCCGCACCGAGTTGGGCAATATCGTGTTCGCTGACGACCGGCGGCTGTTCTTGCTCGGCAGCGGCACCAACCCGCTCTACTCGGACTTCATCGGCACGACCGATAAGCGTTCCATCGCGTTCCAATGGGAAATGCCGTGGGCTGACTTCGATCAGCGCGTGCAGATCAAGCACATGCGCTACGTGCAACTTGACACACGCGGCACGGCTGAGTTTACGATGATGATGTTCGTCGATGAACTCTACATGCTTGACGGACTGCTGATCCCAAACAACGCGATGACGTTTGTCGGCGGCGAGAACGGTGGCTATGGCAACAACGGTCAGCCGTATGGCGGTGGCCGCCGCACGAGTGACCAGCGGCTGTATGCGTGGGTCGCACGAGGCAAGCTGATGAAGCTGCGGTTCGAGGGCGTCGTTGATGCACCGATCCGCATCGTTGCAATCTCGCTGATGTATCAGAACGGGAGTATCCGTCGATGACCAATCCGTTCCGTCCGCGCTACTTCCTGCCAGGGCTTGCGGCTGCAACGACGCCGCAGAAGGATGTCGCGCCTGCGTCGTCAGTGCTTGCGACACCCGGCAATGGCCCGATTGCGGGCTTCACAAACACGTTCTCGCTGAACCTCGTCAACTTCGACTGGATCACGTGGCACAACTACGAGTGGGAGAACTGGATCGTTGTCGATGCGCTGCTGAACGCTGCAATCGGCTTCTTGAACATCAAGGGCTTCTGGAAGCCGAGCACTGACTACCTCGCAGGGCAGAGCGTGTTCGATCCTGACAATGTATCGCGGCTGTATCTGTGTCTCTCGCCACATACGTCGAGCACTGACTTCGAAGCTGACAAGCCGTTGTATTGGAAACTGGTCGATCAAGCCAAGCCGCCGGTCAACAGCGTCTTTGGTCGCATTGGTGATGTGCTTGCTGACGCTGCTGACTATGCAATGTTCTATGCCGACAAGGCGGCAACGGCAGCGCACATTGCGCGCACAGACAATCCGCACGGGACTTCGTGGAACAGCTTGCTGAACAAGCCTGCGACGTTTCCGCCTGCGGTGCACACACATGTTGAAGCAGACATCACCAACCTTGACAAGTATTCAAAAGCACAGGTTGATGCGATTGATGCAGCGACCCGTGCCGCTTTTGCTGCCGCAGACGTGACCCTGCAAACAGACATCAACAGCCGTCTGCCAAAAGCAGGCGGCACAATGACAGGTTTCCTGACACTGTCAGCAAATCCATCTGCGCTGCTTCATGCAGCAACGAAAGGTTATGTCGATAGCATCGACACGGCAATCCGCAGCGCCTTTGCGGCGGCTGACACGTCGATCCGCAATGACTTTGCAGCCGCTGACGCAGGATTGCAGACGCAAATCGATAGCAAGCTGCCTCTTGCAGGCGGAACGCTCACAGGCTTTCTTTCGCTGCATGCGATGCCTACTGCGGCTCTGCACGCTGCAAGCAAAAGTTACGTTGATCAGGCGATTGCAGCACTGCCGCCCGGAAGTGGCGTTGTTATCAGTGACACAGCGCCTGCAAATCCACAGCCGGGGCAGTTGTGGTATCGCGTAGTTGCGCCAGTCGGCATGTTCGTGTGGTATAATGATGGTGACAGCAGTCAATGGGTTCAGGTTGCAGGCGGTGCCATCGCGCAGTCGGGCGAGCAGAACATCGACACCGCTGGACAGACGCAAGTCGTGTTCGATCAGGTGCCCAGCGATGCTGTCTCTTTGGCGCTTTCGTTCTCGAATGTCACCTTCTCCGGCGGCAACGCGATCCTTGACTTCCTCGGAGCAGCAACCGCAGACTTGTCGACTTTGCGTCAGATTGCAGGTGCTGCCTACGCTGCGCCAGCTTCGCAGAGTGCCACCGAAATCGAACTGGACAACATCGGCGGCACAAGTGGATTTATCGGGACGTATTTCTTTGAGCGGATACCATACAGTAACAACGTGGTGTGGGTCATGTCTGGCTCACACCGTCGCGGGAACAGCCTTGTCACCCATGCGGGCGCGCGGCTGATACTCAACCAGTCGACGATGATGCCGCTACGCATCCGTGCTTCCGCAGGCACATTTGCGACAAACCAAATCATCTGTAGGTGGCGGCGCTGATACATGGGCATCAACTTTCCCTCCAATCCGCTAGCAGGGCAGGTCTATTCCGCAGAGGGCGAGGACTTCGTGTGGACAGGCGCTGCATGGGAAGTTCTCGACCCCACCAACTTTGCGTATTCCACGACGCCCGACGCACTTGCGGGGCTTCGCGCGGATGTCGTGATGTCGCCGATGACCACGCAGCAGGCCCTGACGGATCGCGGCATCGTCCCTAGCGAGGGCTACGGCATCCCGGTCGATGTCAAGGCCAGCCGCGCAGAGGCCGTGACGTATCAGAACATGACGAACCGCGACCTCTTTTGGGGGCTGCACGTCACGAATGACGTTTCCTGCGTCATGCGTATCAGTCTTACATCGTCGCTCGCCAGCAACCATGTCGCGCGACTGCTTGCGGCATCCGGGCGCAACGGCGTGGCGGCGTTCCTGATCGTTCCGCCGTTGTGGTATTATCGCGTAAACGGCTCCGGCATCGTGATCGGCAACTGGTGGGAATGGTGACATGGCGCTGAACTTCCCCAATACGCCGGTCGTCGGGCAGGTCTATCAGGCCGAGGGCATGTCCTTCGTGTGGAACGGCACAGTCTGGCACGTTCTCGACACGTTTGGTTTTGCGTCGAACGCCGAGGCGATTGCGGGCACCGACGACGGCAAGCTGATGACGCCCGCAAGCACCGCAGCGGAACTTGATACGCTTGTCGGGGGCAGCACGTTCCTTTTGGGTGTTCCGACGAACATGACCGCGAGCCGCGCGCTGAACACCAATTACCAGTGGACAGGCAACCGTCCGCTGCTCGTGTCGGTCAACTTCTATTGCAGTTACGGAAACGGTGACGTTGAATTGCGCGTGGGGTCGGAGAACTCCGGCAGCCTTGCAATCAACCTCGGGCGGGCGCGCTGCCTGTCTGGATCGCCGGGGACCGGCACGTCCGCATGTCTCATCGGCGCTGTCCCGCGAGGGTGGTGGTATAGGCTGCACATTGTCGCCAACAGCCCATCCGCCGATCAATGGTGGGAATGGAGACCTGAGTAACATCTTCCCCCGGTTTGAGTGCCGGAGATTTCCAAGAGGACCAAGTCGCATGACCCTGAACTTTCCTGCAACCCCTGTTGTTGGCGACACCTACGCCGCCGAGGGCCGCGCGTTTACATGGAACGGCAGCGTGTGGGTGCTGAGCGTCATTGCGTCGCCGTTTGCAACCGAAGCCGAGGCCATCGCCGGAACGCGCGCGGATCGCGCGATGTCGCCTGCCCTGACAAAGCTGAAGACCGACGAGGCCCGCATCGCGACGGGCACCAGCAACCCGCTGTCGGAGACGCCGACAGACATGCTTTCGCAACGTGCGCGGCTCGTGCCGTATCAGAACACGTTCAACCGTCCGATGTGTCTGTCTGCGTGGGGGACGACCTCTGTCGAACTGCTGATCGGCTCCACGCCCGATACGCTGTTTCGCTTCCTGCGGCATATTAATCCCGCTCTAGGTGCGCCCCGCGCGTTGTTTGGTATCGTTCCTCCGCGATGGTGGTATATGCTGGACACCAACGGCAGCGTCGAGTTTTCAGGCTGGATCGAATACAGATAGGAGCGCACAAATGACACGTGTCATGATCTTTTTGTTGTTGGCTGCATGCTCGCCGCCGCCCGAGCAACCTGACCTGAACACATATGGTGCGCTGCAACCGCTGTGCATCCTGTGGTGCAGACAGATACTGACGCTGACCGAAGGTGACGGCAGCAGCGGAAGCTTGACTGCTTCTATTAGTGAGACTGATACCAATAGCGTGGGGACAGCGCCTAGCGTGGGGACAGCGCCATGAGTGAGAAGCGTGTCGCGGTTGGTGACAAGAACACGACGAGTGCACGATTTGTCGATCCCCGAGAAGGCAACCAGCCTCCTCCCGGTCGCGCCGTGCATCACCCACCGATGTCACGGCTGCAAGAGGCCATGCTACGCGCGTTGCTTGAGCAGCAGAAGCAAGAGCTGGAAGCGTCGCAGTATGAGTATGACAGACGCAGCGAGATGTTCGACGCTGATCGCGCTGATGGCGTGCATGGCAACCTCACAGGCACAGGCAGATGGAAGGCGGGCGAGCCTGACACCGGCCTATTGCTGCACGAGATGATGCGTCTGCGGAAGGGGCGGCCCATTGATGCTTGACAATGTCCCACAGGGCTTGCGGGTCCGGGAGCCGACCGATCAGCAGCTTCTCGCGGCGGTGCGCCTCGGTGTTGCTATGTGGGACAACAGCGCCCCATACACAAGCCTGCCGCGAGCGGTAGACAAGATGATCGAGTTTGCCTATACTATGCGGGCCGACCCGCTGTCCTTCTTCGGGGTGGCCGTAGATGGTGCTGACACGTGTCATGGCTTCGTGATTGGTTCGCTCGCAGACTACGGCTTCGCTGACGCGCGGTTTGCCTACGACCGCTTGCTATACGTTACGCCGACAATGCGCGGCAGCGTGGCGGCGAGGATGCTGATTGGTGCCTTCGAGACGTGGGCACGCAACAACGGCGCACAACGTGTGCTTCTCGGCATCACTACCGGAGTGCACACAGAGCGCACCGAGCAATTCTACAACAAGCTTGGATACGCGACGGTAGGTCGTCTGACGATGAAGGAGATATGACATGTGTGGTGGTGGCGGCGCGCCTCGTGCGCCTGATCCGATGAAGCAGGCGGAAGCTGAGATCAAGCTTCTGCAACAGCAGTATGACCTCGAAGAACGTCAGGCGCTTGCTGCGTTGGAACGCGAGAAGGCGCAAGAGGCCGAAGATCGTGCGCAGTGGCAGACAGACCTCGGTGCAGGTCGCTCGCGTGCGCAGACAGCCATCGGTCAGCAGTTCGAGCGCGCGGGCCTGAGTGCGGATGACTACATGGACCGCATCACGGCGGCACTGGACCTCGCACAGTCTGGCATGACATACGGACAGTCACCCACGTTCGGCACGGGGCTTGGCGAGCAAATCCTCGGTGACATCCGTAGTTCGCAGATCAAGGACTACCAGCGCGCGATCAACGAGTATGCGCCCGAGGGCTTCACGCAGAACGCCTTTGCGAGCACTGCCGATGACGCTATCATCAACGCGATCCTGGGCGAGCAGTTCGGCACGGCAAGTGACGCGATCCTGCGCGCACGCGACCGTGGCACGCTCAACGACGCAGGCTTCAAGTATGCGATGGACAACCTGAACACGCAGAAGCAAGCGGCGATGGCGCGGTTGCAGGACACGGGCGGCGGCATCCTCGAAGGCTATCGCGGTTCGCTCGATGACATTGTCAAGAACGCGCGCACGGGTGCGGGATCGTGGGACTTCGGCGACACGTTCGACCCCAATGTCTACCGCACGCAGCTTGAGACGAAGCAGGGCGAGTTGGGCAGCAGACTTGAGGGCGACATCCGCAACGCTATCGGCGGTGAGCAGTTCTTCAACACCGCTGACCTGATCCAGAAGGGCGGCGTCGGTCAAGGCGCGACGAACACCGGCCTCGGCGGACAGAGCGGTGGCCTGCTTGCAGCGATCACGCAGCGCAAGACGGATGAGGAACAACAGCGCGGGCTAGGCACACAAGGATCGTTCTGACATGGACCCGATCACGCTTGCAATCATGGCCGGCACTGGCATCAGCAGTGTCTTGGGCGGCATCGGCGCGAACAATGCCAACAAGCAGAACGCGCAGATCGCCATGCTCAACTACATGGAACAGGTCCGCGCACGTCAGCGGGCCGAAATGGAAGCGCGTCGTCAACAGAGCGAGGCGAAGCTTGGCACGACTGATGCGTCAGGCAACCGCACCATGTTCGTGCCGGGGCGTGGATGGGTCACGGTGCTGACAGATGAGCAGCAGGCGATCCAAGACGAGAGCGAAGCAGAGATGCTGCGCCAACTGCGCGAGGAAGCCGACCGCAACGAGACGGTCAGCGCACGCGCAGCCACGCGCCGTGATCGTGAAGATGTGCTTGCGACGGAGGGTGAACGTGCTTTTCGTGCTGAACGTCGTCCTGACGAAGATGCTCTGCGCCAACTTCTGCTTGCACGTGGTGCCGAGACGCGCAACCAGAGTGCCGACCGCAGCGGCGAGATCGTCGCACGGCAGAACCTGCGCTCGGGTAGCCGCAATGCAGCGGAACTCTTGCAGGGCGCGAGAGCGGCAAGTGACGCAACGGGTGCGCGGCAGGCGGGCATTGAGGCCGCGCTGATGGCGAATGATGAAGCGGATCGTCGCTTCGATGCAGGTCGCAGCCGTGGTGGTCAGATGTATGACTACTACCGTCGCATGTCCACCAGTGGCACCGCAGCACCGACGCCGTATCAGCCGCAAGGACCGCAGACGCGTGGCACAGGTGTTGCCGATCAGGGCATCATCAACGTGATGGCGCGTCCTGTCGAACGTGACTACACGAACGCCAACCTTGCCGTGCCTGACACTATCTCGGACATCACCGGGATGCTCGGATCGTGGCAGCAGATGCGCCAGAACGACGCGCTGTTCAATGCGATCCGTGACAGATACGGCAGTAGCACAGGAGCGGTGAAGTAATGGCTGGACAGGTTCCAATGACGCGGCCACCGGGATACGGTGCGCAGCTTGGTGACACGCTGATGGCTGGCAGTGCAGCGCGCGGTGAAGCAGTCGCGGCTGAACTCGACGCACGTGCGAAGGCGCTCGGCAGCATCCTTGGCAACATCAAGGGCATCGCCGAGGTGGGCGGTGGCATGGTGGCACCTGACCGCCTGATCGACCAGTTTGCGGGCGGCGACGTGCCGGTGTTCGGCGGTGACTACGCTGCGATGGCAGACCGTCTGCGGCTGGCCGGCATGGCACGTGCTGCATCTGGCGGCGGTGGCGGTGGTGGTAGCGGCGGCGCTGATGGATTGAAGCCGGGTGAGATGCTATTGCGCGACCCAAACGGCATCGTGACCGTCGCGAAGATATCCGAGATGGACGAGACGTTCCGCGCGCAGGTGCTCAACGGCACGAGCGGCTACGAAGTCGTGCAGATGGGTCCGGTCTACACGGGGCCGATTGCAGGTGCAACGCCTGACGCGCTTGATCCGCGTGAGGAAGAGTGGCTGAACAAGCTGAACGGTGGCTGACGGTGGCAGACGGGCAATACACTGCGGAGCAATACCGTGAAGCTGCACGCTTGGCGCAGCAGGCCGGTGACATTGCATCAGCGAAGAAGCTGATCCAACGCGGCATGGCAGCAGAGGCAGCACCCGCTGCACCTGTTGTCACGCCTGTTCCGCAGACACTGCCGCCCGGTGCAACGCCAATCGAAGTGCCGCCTGTCGAACCTGTGACATCTGTCACGGAGCCGCAGGAGAGCCTTGTCAAGCGCAGCACGCGCCGCGCGGGCCAGGAGATCCTTGCCACGCCCGGTGCGCCGGGTGCCATGTATGGGCTTGCAGGTGCAGCGTGGGACCGCTATGTCAACGGTGTGCCGTGGGACGAAGCGATGCTATCCGAGGAAGGCCGCGACCTCATTGACAGGGTCAAGGCAGGACAGGCGACGCCCGAGGAGATTGCGGCGCTCGAAGCCAATCCGGCTGCGATCCTGCGCACGGGGCTGCAAGCTGCGTCCGAGTGGTATACGTGGGGCGGTGAGACGACAGGCGTCACGGACAACCCCGATGGCTCGGTGCCGCTTGACGAAGAAGTCGGCGGCATCGTTGGCTCGACTTTGTTGACCTTGCCTGCTGCGCTTGTATCGAAGCCGTTGGCAGTGATCAACAAGATCAGCAACACCGCTGTCCGCACCGGCCTCAAGACGGCGTTGCGTGGCGCAGAAATGGTGACACCTGTCACGGTCGGTGCAGGCAAGTATGGCAGCAACATTGCAGCCAACGCAGCCGTGCAGGTTGCGATCAATGACGTGACACGTGAGTTGATGGATGACGAGACACTTGCCAGCAATGCACTGAGCGTCATCACTGACGAGGAACAGGCCGACGCTATGACCGGCTTCCCCGAGGACGAGGGGGACGGCATCGACAGCGGTGATGTCGCTGCGGTGGGCACGGTTGGTGCGTTGGCAGCTATCGTAGGCGGTGGACGCGCGATCAACCGCTCACTGCGTGATACGACTGCACGCATTACGTCGCAAGGCAGCTCGAAGCTAGGCGTCATGCCTGTCCGTGACAGTGCTATGAACGCTGTCGGTGACGTTGTGCAGAACATGAACACGACCGTGCTTGATGAGAGCAACATTTTGATCGAAGGCATGCGTCGCACAGGTGTCAGGCGTGATCGCATCGAGGCGTTTGACGACTTCATGCGGTCCGAGGCAGGCACGGCAGCGAACACCGCACGTGACCGCTTCATCGAGACAGGTGTGCTTGACGCAGACGGCTCAATCCGCACGCAGGTTCCGTTTCTTGAACTCGACAAGGCGTATAACAAGCTGGACGCGGTCAAGCGGAAGCGCATTGACAACTACATCATCGCGCGTGATGAGCAGTCGCGTCGTGCACGTGGCGTCTACAACATGACGCACCTGTCGGACAATGATCTGGTCAACATTGTGCGAGCCAATGGCACGCCCGAGGTGCGCAAGTTTGCGTCGCTCTACTTCGACCAAGGCGCGCGTATGAGTGACTACCGTCACAAGCATGGCATCATTGATGCAGCACAGCATGCACGTGAGCAGAACGCATACATGCCGAACATCGAGGCCGAGCCGAAGCGCACGGGCATTGCTGGCCTGTGGGATCAGTATTCCAGCAAGGGCCGTGACAGTGTCGCGAGCGATGTATCTGCGTTCGAGAAGCAGGCCAAAGGTGGCATTGCTGAGAAGGTGCCGCCGATGGAAGCGATGCGTCGCTACATCAACGCGCAGATGCAAGAGGTCGGCGCGACACGTGTCAGACGCACGTGGCTCAAGCAGATGGCCGGTCGCCATGTCACTGACTATAGTCAGGGTCGACGCATCGTTGCCAAGAAGCTGACAGGCGACGAGCGCGGTATCCCGGTCACGGTGCGCGAAGACGGCAAGAGCGTGACCTACTTCGTCGGCGATCCGCGCATTGCGAAGGCGTTGCAGTTCAACCCGCAGGTGGTTGCTGGCTTCGGCTTCAACACCATGCGCAAGTGGTTCCAGCAAGGCACGACTGGCTACTTGAACCCCGCTTTCGCGCCCGTGTCGCTTGCGTATGACGCCTTTGCGGGCATGCTTGGTGGCCGCACTGACCGTGTTGTGACTGGCATGATCGACGACCGTCTCGCGCGGCTCGGTATGTCGCCTGAGATGCGCAACTACATGGCGATCCTGCGCCCGCTCGACACATTGACGGTGCTTGGCGAGGGCCTGTATCAAGGCGCGACCGGACGCATCAAGGAAGAGTATGCAGTGCACATGGCACGTCGCGCAGCAGCCAGTGGTATGCCGATTGACAAAGTCGCGGCTGATGCAGCAATGAACCGCTTCATCGACAGCAAGTATGGTGCCATGCAGATGCAGGGCTACTCGGGCAACATGATGACCGAGGGGCTGACGGAGTTGAACAGCGGCTTCTTGGAGCGCATGACCAATGCCATCACCAATCCCGTCAAGCGCAACATGCTGTCACGTGCATACGTGTCGGCCCTTGACGGCATCCGTGATGCATATCGCCTTGGCATGTTCACGCGTAACGTCGCGCATCAGCAATGGCTCAACAAGCAGAGCGGTGCGCCTGCCAAGCTGTCGCAGGCACAGTATCGCAAAATTGTGAACCACGTTCGCGAGGTGTCGGTTGATCCGTCCAAGCGCGGTGCCAGTGACAACCTGAACCGCATCACGTCCGCGGTGCCATACGGCAACATCGCGCTGCACTCTGCGGCACACATGATGCGTAACATCCTCACGAACCAAGGCGCGCTTGTGTCGATGGGCAGCTTGATCATGACCACATGGGCGCTACATGAAGCGATGTCGCCTGAGGCGAAGGATCACCTCAAGAACCGCGTTCCTGATTACCGCCGTGGCACGTCGATCACGTTTGAGATACCGCATGACGGTGAGCCGTTCGACGCACAGAAGCATCTGTTCCACCTGCCGCTTGGGCCGGAGCCAGGCTTGATCGTGCATGGCGTGCTTGACGGCCTGTCTGCTTGGCTGAACGAAGGCGAGACTGGCGACCGCTCGATGCCGCAAAAGCTTCGCGCGGCGCTGTTTGACATGGTCATCCCTGCAATGCCGCCAATCCTTAACGTAGGTGCGGCAGCGGCAGGCTATGGGCCGCTTGACACCGAGAGCGCGATGCGCGGTGACAGCCTGTTCCGTCAGCCGCAGATTGAAGGCGGTGTGCCTGAAATGCGCGGCGTCGGACAGAATGACGGCTTCGTCACTGACCGCCTGTTCTACATGGTGTCATCGGTGCTCGGTTCGTTTGGTCGCACGCTGATGGACAGTGCCGAGGTGCTGGACAGCGAGTTGCAGCAGCCTGACGCAAGCATGCGTGAGGGCATCGAGAAGGTGTTCGATGTCGTCAAGTTCAACATGGTTGACCGGCAGCGGTTTGGTGCGCTGTTTGGCAATGCTGTGACACAGTCAGCACGCGGCACGCCGCTGTCTGAGAAGGCATACGCCATCCGCAACTTTGCTGAGAGCGCGCAGGAGTTTGCACGTGACCTCGTGCCAAGCTTCACCGAGGGGCCGCTCGACGCGGACATGCCCTATGACACTGTCATGACTGTCATTGCCGAAGGGCTGCGTGATCCTGCGTTGCAACAGCAGGCAATGCTGATCCATGAAGGCTTCATGAAGACGCCTGCGGTGTCGGAAGGCTTCCGTGATCTGTCGCAGCTACGCTCGTCCTATTTCCGCACGCAGTCAAACGTGGAGCAGGACATCAGCGAACGCAACACGGTGCTGAACAAGATCAACGATGACATGCACGCCAAGTATCAGCAGATACTGCAATCGTATGGCATGTTCGAGGACCGCATGCGTCAGATCACTGGCGACCCGGAATGGACCATCGACACATTCCTGACAGCAGCGCGCGCTGACGTGTATGCTGACTAGGTAAACGACTGTCGCAGCGCGTCCATCTTGACGCGACTGCGCAGGCCATCAGCGGGCAGGTAGCGCATGCCCTTCCGTCCACCGCCTGCGCGGTTGTCTATGACAGCATGCACCATGCCAGTCTCGTGCATGAGTTCCATAGCGATGTGGAAGTCGTCACGCTGCATGTAGTAGCGCACGGCTGCATACAAGCGCGTGTGCGGGATGCCGAGAGGGCCGGCCTCGATCAGCAGCTTGGTGATCCTGTCGATGCCCTGTGCTGTCTTGATGACAGTGCCACCGTCTTGGAAGATGTTGATGGCACCGGCCTTCACCGCTGCGATCAGCTTGACGGCGGCGTTGATGTGGCGCACGTCGATAGCCATCGTGCCGTCATTGACTGCTAGACAGGCAGCAGCGCGCAGCACGTGCGCATCTTCTCGGCTGTTGAACGACGACACGAACGGCACGATGCTCGATGTGTCGCGTTGGCGATACCAACTCTCGAACCGCTTCATGGCTGCTGGCATGAGTTCGATCTTCTGCACGTCACGTGCCAGCTTCACAGTGTCACGTAGCACGCTGGCAGTATCGTCGATGTTCACGTGATCGGACGGCCATGCGACCTTCTGCTTCGGCTGCTCGTCGTGCACGAATAGGCATCGCGACGTGAAGCCACCTTCGACCACAGTCGGGTTGACGCTCGTCTGTAACCATGACGGCGTTGAGGCTGTGACAAATGTCACGAAGGCGTTGCTGATGATGCGCTCACCGCGAGTGACACTGCCGCCCCGACGCTCGGGCGGGCAGTCGTATAGATCTGTCAGCAGGGCAGGCAGTTCGATGACGTAACTCTCGCGTCCGAGGAACGTCACAAGTTCGCTGACAGCGATGGCAGTGTGTGGGTGACGTGTCAGCAACTCGAACAGGTATTCAGGCGTGCATCTGCCCTCGACCATCTGCTCGACACCCAGGAACCCGCTGACAATGTCACGGGCTAGGCGCACGGCGGTAGACTTGCGGGTCACGCCGCTCTCTGCGACCAGCATGACATACCAATTGAGAAACACCGGGGCATGAGGACGCGGCACGTAGACGCTGCGACCGACGCACGAGCCTAGCGCCCACAACGCGCACCAGAAGTCGTATGACTGCGATGTCTCAAGCACTGATGCTGCGGCAAGATACCGCCCGATGAATGTATCGGGCGGCACAAGTTTGGCATAGTTCATGACGCTGGCACACAGAACAGCACGTGCTCTGTCCCCTTGCGCACACGGATCAACGTGCACGGTGCGTCGTCTGCCGTCACCGTGACAGTGTCAGCAGGTGGCACCGTCTCTTCGATGATTGGTGGCAAGAGCACGACAAGCGGCTCCTGTATCAGCACTGCGTCATCCATCTGCTTCCCCATGTTGCAGTTTCTGTGACAAATGTCATAACGAATGTAGGGGGTTTCTCGTGCCCGACCCCCCGGCGGGCTGCAAAGCGATAGCGCAGCGACTGCCAAGCAGGCGCTGCCGCTCGCGTTCACATACCGTAACGCGCCTTGCATGCAGACAGTTCGGCGTTGCGCGCTGCCTTGCTCGTTGGCTGGAAGATCAGCTTTTTGCCTTGCAGGTCGCACTTTGCTCCCCATCCGACATTGACGCCTTTGCTAGACTTCGCGGTCGTGCTATTGGCCCGGCGTTCTTCCTTCGTCACGCAGTCTAGCATCCCGGCGCGTTCCATCGCCCGGCAGGCGACGGGATCGCGGGCGGCGATGATATACTGCGATGCCTTGTAGGCTTTCGCATCACCCGCTGCGCCCATGACCATGAGCATACATGCGCTGTCCACCTTCATGCCGCCGACGCCCGCACCGGAGCCGATGATGCTGATCTGCGCGGTTGCAGGCGAGTAGGCGCACGGATGCCCGCCGCCGAGTGCAAGGCCGCCGAGCGAGGGCGCGGTGGCGACCTCTTGGTAGGTGCGGTTGTCCTTGCCCGCCTTCTGGCCGTAGTTGTTGATCGCCGCACCGGCAGCAGCGCCGGTCGTGACCTCGACTTCGCTCGACGCCTCGCTCGATGCCTCGCTGTTGCTCGACTGCGCGAACGCAGTTGCGACGAGCAGCACCCAGAACACGAGGCCAAGGATGATGGCCCACAGGAAGGCGCTGTAGTTGCCGCGCTGCGTCGGACGCGGCTTGCGCGGCATGATGTGGTTGGTGTAGTCATTGTCCATGTGATCACCTCGTGAATGGACGGTTGAAGGAAAGGGGCGCGCACGTTGTTACATGCGCGCCCCGATGCTGTCACCACAGCCAACCGCGATACGCGCGGTCAGCACCGGCTGCGGTCAGGGCTGAAAAACGCCGAACCCGCCGAACGCGAAGCCGAGCGCGGTCGAGCCGCCAGCCGTGGCCGAACCCGAGAAGCCGCCAGCGCCACCCTGCGAGAGCGACGTGTTGACGACGCCGAGGTCGTTGGTCGTCTGCGAACCCGACGCAGCACCGGAAGCGAGGCCGATGGTCCCGGCGACGCCGAACGCAGCACCCGTGTTGCGCGCCGTCAGCACGGTTCCCGACAGAGCAGCGCCATTGCCGAGCGAACCGGCACCGCCAAGCGTCGAGTATTCACCACCGGCACCGGACTGCGCGACGGCACCCGTGCCAAGCACGACTTCGGACAGCGCGAGCGATGCGGACAGCGCGAGCGCAACGGTGGAAAGCAGCAGTTTCTTCATCACGTATCTCCTTGCAAGGATGGTCGCGACATGAGCGCCGTGACACGTGTCATGTTATCACAGGCCGGGATCGCGGCAAAGTGAAATCTGTGTCCCGGCCTGTGATAGTGAAGTGGGCCATAGTCACTCTAGACTTGCTGATGCTCTTGCAGCTACAGCTTCTTCAAGCGTCTCAAAGTAGCCAAGATGCTTCTTGACGTAGTCGATCTTGATGTAGGCTTGATACTTGCCCTTGCTCTTGTTGAACGACACGCCACGATGACCACTCGTGTTGGACGCATACTTGTTTGACACGTTGTGCATGTTCTCTCGCTGCGTCACAGCACGCAAGTTGCTGCGACGATTGTCGAGGATGTCACCGTTGATGTGATCTACGATGACATTGTCACCGGGCACGCAGCCCATAATGTAGCGGTGCAAGTATTCACTTGCACCGCCCTGTCCACGGAAGATCACGCGCACGTATCCGTTAGAATGTAGTGACAGTGTGCCATCTATGACACAGTCATCATCCATCTTTAGGTGTGCGCGCCACTCTGTCGAGGTCGTCAAGATGCTTCACCTTCTTCAATGTTGACCAGCGATGATACCCATACTCGTCGCGCTGTGACACAGCGAAATCTGCGGGGATTATCAACTGTCTGCCGTTGATCATTATCGGTGCTTCCGCATACCGCTTCATGATCTTAGCACAGGTGAACACCTTGTCAAGTGGCACCAGAGCGATCAGTGCGTCATGAATGTTCAAGCAGATGCGTGCATCAATCGGCCATGCGTCATCTTGTTCACACTCATAAATCACTTGCGAAACGTGGTCGCCTATGCAAGACTGTGGCTTGAAGGCGACCATGCTTTCGAGTGCTTCATCTGTCAGCCTCTCCATGATGCGCAGCACTCGGCCCTTCGGTGACACTAACTGCCGCGTCTTGCGCACCTCCTGCTCAAGATCGGCCCACCACTGACGCAACTCGGGAGAGGCACGATGGTAGAGATTGTATGCCTCGCGTGCGCGAGGAAGGCTAAGTCCGGTAGTTTCGGCAAGGCGATCTGCCGCCATGCGGTAGTTAAGCCCGTGCCTGCACCGCTTCGCGACAAACCGCAACGACACGTTCCCTTCTTCGTCGCGGTCGTAGGTCGGCACGTCATCGTAAGGAATGTCGAACATGTCGGAAGCCAACGCACGATGACAATCGAAGCTGCCGTCAAGGCGGGCCTGCTCGAACTGCTCAATCCACGTCTCGATGTTGGCGAGCCAGCCGACAACGCGCGCCTCTGCTTGTGACAAGTCGAAGTAGAGGAACACGTAGTCATCGTCAGCAATGACCATGTGGTGCGCACGTTCGGGCCAGTTTTGCAGGTTGCCGCCGCTACCCCACATGACAGATGACGACGACAGGCGTCCCGGCGCAGACTGGACGCCTGTCTGCTTATACTCGCAGCGCACGCGGCCATCTGGGTCGATCTGCATGTTGGCATACGTGCCAAGGAACTTGCTCTCCTTCTTGTATTCGTTCAGCACGGTCAGCATCTTGCGTGCATCCTGGCCGGTCTGCGGATGGTCATACATCCGCTTGCGGTT